TCAAGCGGTTGTAGAACAATCTTTGTGGCCAAAGGAGGCATATCAAGGCAACGGTAGACTTGAGTCTCGGCACCTTCAAGAAAAGCGCCTATACAATGGTACGGAATATAGATATTATCTTGTTCTTGTTCATGAGAATCACCCACAGTCAGAGTACATTTTACATCACCCTGTTGGACCCTGAGGAGCAAGATATCAGGACAATCGAGGTGCATGAGTCGCCGCCATTCGGCTTTCGGCAAGTAGCAGAGATCATTTTGTTGTTCACGAGGAATTCCAAGCACGTCGAGAGAATATACCTTTAGTAGAAGCACAGACATGTCCGCCGAACCTTTGATTGAAACGACAGCAGCGTATAAAAGTATTCAATTTTTACACAGTAACAATTGCTGTGGTTTGAGAAACGACTCGAAACGAATCATTACCCTTATTCAAGAGTTAGATGGTCTAACAAACTTTCAGAAAATTACCTTAATCAACCGTTATGTAACTTTACTAGAAGAATTTGCTGTACGAGCCCATACATATTCTATATTATTTCATTTCGGCCATACAAATGTAACTGTTGGAAGTCTTCTGGTACCTGCCCTCTTATCGATACAATATACAAACTCACTACCCGGTAACAATGTACAAAATATTTCCATGTATATTTATTGGGTGACATGGGCTATTAGTTTGATGGTCACGATGTCTAACGGAATTCTCGCCTTATTTCGTGTTGATAAGAGCTATTATTTCTTACATACTACCTTGGAGCATCTTAAAAGTGAGGTGATGCTTTATATTTACCTAAGTGGTCGTTACGGAGGTCATTATACGCGTGGGCATAAACCAACGCATGCTAATCAATATATCTATATATGTCATAGCCTCGAGAAGATAAAGATGAAGCAGGTGGATAAAGAATATTACAGGATGTTGGAGCAAAACAGTGATCAATCACATCCATTACCAGAAGGGGCAAATGGTTCACAAGTCGTTGCGGGTATGTTTAATCCAACACCAAGTACGGATCAATTAAAGGATCATCAAGTAGAGCTTGCTAAAGTTCTTGCTATAAAATCTACGATAGCAGTAGATGGGCAGCCGCAAAATGCGGCGCCGCAAAACACGACGGTTCAAATCACTGGGAAAGCGTCGCAAAACAATCAGACGCAAGGCCAGTCACAGGAGAAAGACGATGACACGGCGAGCACGAACTCGTTTTTCCAAGAAGGCGAGGGGGTCGCATGACCCAATGATGGGAGGAGTTAGTTTTCCACCCAAACCTCCTAGACGTTGTCAATGCGACCCAAAATGCCCCAATCCACCTTTACCGAAATACCCCTTCTGTCAAAAACATAAGAATTGTCCAATACGCTCACCTCTTTCAGGATATGAACCTGTATACAATCCTGGAGAATACAATAATAAGAATTCGATCCGTCACAGCCATAATTGTTATGCCTATTCGATGAATGTCAAAGATAAGAAGAAAATAAAGGAATGTGCTGAACAGAATAAGTGTGGTTTTCATGTTCCAGGAAAGAAAGAAGGTCATAAAGATTTTAATGGAAATCTCGGAAAAACATGTAGTGATATTGTGATGCGTACAATGGCAGATGTTCCGAAAGCCTATTTAACGGATTATTCGACACAATGTAAGCCAGGATTTAGTAAGATTTTCGCGTTGGCCGATGAAAAAAATGATTTACATTATGGGCGTCAAGATAAGCGTAAAACAAAAGGATTCTCTCATAAACCTGGTGGCAGGGCTGTGACAGATAGAGATTCAGAGGGTTCTCTGATTATACGACCAGATTTGGCAACATGGCATTATCCTCCTGAAACGAAAGATGATACAGGACTTTATTATAAATTCTGTAATTACATGTGTGTTCCACGCGATAAAGAACCAGAATTATTAGGTGGGTTCAAGCATTAGAGCCGAGGGCATTTCGTTCTTCTTGCTTTACTTCAAGCCACCGAATAGCATCAACTTTTTCAAGAATAGGTGAATCAGGCCCCCAAACAGACAGAGCTTCGAGACAATCCCACCGCGAGGCAGCATTCATAGAACATAGATGACGTATTACGTTTTCCATTGTTGTTTTTTTCTTCAAATAAGAGTCAGAGGTAATAAATTCACGATCGCGTAAAAGATCATTGTAAAGGCTGAGTATCATGACACCTATAGCCCATGAATCCATTTTCATCCAATAGAGTTTATAGAAGGAGTACCAATGTTTATTCTCAAAGGACCAACTTCCAGTAATAAAATCATGAAGTTCTTTATCGAGTGTTTGAGGTGAGATTTTAAAGAGGTTTGAATATAGGAAAATTGCACCTTTCTTTTGTATGGTGAATTTGATATCGGCATCGATGGTAGAAGAACCATCAAGGATTCCGTTCATAACAGAGACTTCAGGGGGTTCTTGATTAATGGCAGGGTTGAACGTACGATATAAGAGGGGGACATTGGAAAGAGAGAGTTTATCAGGTTTCCACGCAAGACCAAAATCGATGAGGCGTCCAGTGGTACGAGTATTCAACAAGACATTGCCGCGATGAAGGTCAAAATGTATGATACCATGTAAAAGCATTAAAGAACCAGCCTCCAAAAGGTGTTTGCCGAATTCCCATAAGTCAATATTGCTCGCGCTTATACGAATAGCTGAAAGAGGTTTTCCACCGAAAGGCATAGAAAGCTGGGCAAAGGATTCGAGGGGTTTGTTTTCGATGGCTTTACATTTCTTAAGATCTTTCTCGGTTTGTTGTGATCGGGGTAATGGAGTACAAAGATTGTCGACAAGAATAAAGTATTTCTGGGAATTGGGGATTTTTTGTAAGAAATGCGAGATTTCATATTCTGCTTGGGCATCTTCCACCTTGCCTATTTTGCCGACACGTTCGCCTTTTTTCACATTATTCTTCTTATTTATTGCCTTCCCATTTTGTCCTTTACAGACAAGAGGCGGATCAAATGCGCAACCATAAACGCCTTCACCGATTAATTCACCTCCAGTCTGCGACATTCCGTCCTTCTGCTTTGTGTGTACAACGAATAGGGGCTCATCGGAACGATGGACAGTGACGCATGGTTTTCAATCGTTTTCTGGATTGTTCTAGCATGTATATTTATCTTTCCATTTTTCTTTGAGCGATATATGCGTACATCATTTCAAGAAGGGTTTGAAGGATTAATGGGTGTGGGAGAAAGTAAATTCTGGGCACGCCTTGTTCCTCGCAGAGGCGATGTAGGCCCGGAACAAGAACAAGATGGGTTGATAAGAGATAATCGTTATTTCCATGATTACGCTGACTTACAGCGATTCGGCGCCAAAACGGATTTCTGCCGCATGGTTCAACAGGGCGACGATATTAAGAATAAGTTTATAGCATGTGCTCTTGGCGGCACGGAAAATTTGTCCTCGATATCCTTTCGTAGCCCGAGTGTGAAACAGGGTCTTGTTTTAGGTCGTGATGACTATATGCGTGATACAAATGGTGATGGTCGTGAAGATTACTGTCGTATTGTAAAGGAAGGTGAGGGAACCTTTGTGGCTAAATGTAACGTGGCCACGGAAACGGGATTTTCGGGTGATATGGTCATTGATTCGAATCCACCTGAAGAGATTGCTATGCTTCTTCGTTTTTACCAAGGCGCCATGTTCTGGCTGCGTCTGCGCGATGATATGATAGATTATTCACAGAACTTGTATGTGAATGTGGCAGGAAAGGCAGAAGTCGAGGAACATCCACCACGCCCTGCCACAACCGAGGCACTCACATTTAATGGTCTGGACCAATTTCTGCGAATTGGAGATGATTCCTATTTGACATTTGGCAACACGGTGACATTGAGAAACATGCGTGCTGTACATGTATGGGTAAAATTCGAGGAATTCACAAATAATGCGCATATCTTTGATTTTGGTAATGGAGCAGGTATTGACAATGTTTGGTTAGGTATTCTTCACCGAGGGAATCAAGGAATTGATCAGGATGCGACAACGTCGCTCATATGTGGTGATACATCGATGGCAACGGTTCCAGATGCGCCGAGTGGAGCACAGCCAGAACATGAAATGAGTCCACAAGAGCTGATGGAAACAACGGCGGCGAATGTGGAGGAATTCACCTGTGATGGATTTGCTGTACAACCAATAGTCAAATCGCGCAATTCGGCCAAACCACGGTCCAAGTTACTTCCAGCCAAGACGGCGGATATGATTTATGAGATTTGGGATAAAGACCAGCGAAAGATGCGAATCAAGGTCCCGAAGATGTTTACGAAAGGTGAATGGACACATGTGGTGATTACGGCCACCTCGATGGATGCCTTCAGACCTGATATCGCGATTTATAAGAATGGTAAAAAGGCGTATATTGAACCGTCTGGATGGTTGCCGCAGAATAGTAATACGACGAAGAATTATCTTGGAAAGAGTAACTGGACGGATGATACAAGTCAGTACGCAAATCGCGACGAACTTTTCAAAGGGTCTATTTTCGATTTCAGAGCTTATAAATCAATTCTTAGCGAGAAAGTGGTCAAGGACTCCTTCGGTTGGGGGAAAAAATTGCTTGGAATATAATTGACAACCAAGTCATAGAAAAGAATGAACAATGCTACTTGTACACTCTGTAAAGGCCCACACATGACGCGAAAGTGTCCAGACCTCCATGATCCATTAAAACCAGGATTTCATAGCGGTGGTAATGGGGGTCAGGGTCATTCACATGATGAAGAGGATTCTGCTCCACTGTTAGGAAGATGGTCAGAAGACAAAATGGAGGTAGGCGGAATCGTAAGACGCGTAGAAATCGTAGAACACGTCGTAGGGTGGGTGGTATGTGGCCATTCACACAGAAAAAACCTTTATCATCGATGGCCCCGCCAGAACTGCCACAACTACCAGAACTACCAAAGCGTGGTATAACATGGTCGAACCGTATAACAGGTCAGAATCTTCCAACGAGATATAATGGTGTAAATGGTAATGGATATATGGGTGAATTTACAGGAAATGAACTAACAAATCTACAGGTAGCAGCACGGTCGGCACCAAAGCGGTCGTTTACGTATAGACGCAGAAGAAACAATAGATTGAATCCAGATGAATTACAACTTTTTACAAATATATGGACTCGCCATAATGATTTTAACGATATGGAAGAAGAAATACAAAGTCTTAATACGAATATTGGTATGAAACAAAGGCTTTTAATGGAATTAAAAGTTCGAACAGAGAATGCGCCAAACCGTAAATCTTTTTTAGTAGGAAATAATTCATAAAATACATACTGGTAGAGATGAAACGTTGGGGTGCTGGTGTAACCGTTCTTGTGAGTTTGCTTTTATTGAGTTTGGTATCGGTTGTTCTTGCTCAGATATTTCCCTTAAATGAAATGTTTGGAGCACAGGGGGGAGAGATGGTACAATTGGCGTCGAGTCATGTACCTACGGCAGAGGATGAAGAGGATTTGAAGAGGGAGGCTGCGCAAATTAGCAGGGATTTGGTGGATATGACTGGGAGCGCATAAATGCGCTCCCACTGGGGAAAGCGCTCCTTAGAGCGCGTTACCGACAGGTGCCCCCTGAGTAAAAAATTGAAACCCCCGTCCACCCGGAAAATAGCATCCAAAAATGTCACTCAGTTCTTGGCGTAAGATTATTGAGGAGCACAGTCCGACTGTAGATCCGTGTAGAGATTATCGTCACACCACCTTCATGCATACAGCAGTAATCATGAAGAGGGGAAAGATTTTAGCGAGGGCAGAGAATCGTATAGGAAATAGGAGTAAGGGTTCTGGATATAGCGACAGGACCATTCATGCGGAAAAGGCGGCGGTCAAAGAGTTAGGAGACATTTCCAAGTTGCGTGGGGCATCATTGCTTGTATGGCGTGTGAGCAGCATCAGTGTCATGCCATCAAAGCCGTGTGCTGATTGTCATATGTTCTTGGAAAAGTGTATGCGTGAATATGGCTTGAAAGCGGTCTACTACACAGATACTATGCTGCCGAAGGATTAGTGCCTTCTTCGTATCATTTCGGCACGTATTTCTTTTTAATTTATATAAGTAACGAATACAGTTATGAATAAAAATTGACACTGAAACTAGCAAGTGAGTTAATAACAAACAAAATGGAAATCGTTAAGCCTTTCATGAAATGGGTTGGCGGAAAGACACAGATTATCAATGATGTATTGGAACTCTTCCCAAAGACAATGAACAACTACCACGAACCATTCTTGGGCGGAGGTAGTGTTCTTCTTGCCTTGCTTACACACAAGGCAAATAGTTCTATAAAAGTAACTGGAAAGATATACGCGAGTGATTTGAATTCCAACCTTATAGGACTATACAAGAATATTCAATCTGAACCAGACGCACTAATCAAAGAAGTAAAGAAGATAATGGAAGAGTTTGCCAAGTGTAAGGGAACGGATGTAAACCGTAAAGCATCAACGATTGAAGAGGCAATGACGTCACCAGAATCATATTATTTCTGGATTAGGGCCAAGTTTAACGCGCTATCAAAAGAGGCGAGGACTTCTGTACCTGCTTCTGCTATGCTGTTATTTATGAATAAGACCTGCTTTCGTGGTGTATATCGTGAAGGCCCAAAGGGGTTCAACGTTCCGTTTGGAAACTACAAAAAGCCGTCGATTCTTGATGAAGAGCATATCAAGACTGTATCGAGGTTAATCAAGGATGTCGTGTTTACGAATTGCTCATTCAATGACGCTCTCACTAAAATTACGACAAATGATTTCGTATATCTTGACCCTCCTTACGCGCCAGAAAATGATACATCCTTCGTGTCATATACGGCAGATGGATTTAACTTGGATAATCACAAGGCGCTGTTCAAGGCATGTGGGGACATGAAAGCAAAAACTGTAAAGATGTTGATGAGTAATGCGGAAGTTAAACTTGTGAAAGATGCGTTTCCAGCACCCACATATACTACGAAAATCATATCTTGTAGGAGGGCTATTCACTCAAAAGAACCTTCTGCCAGAACGAATGAAGTTCTTATTATAAATTGATACTACGTTTATTGTGATGGGACCAGATATTAAATTATTTTTTCTAATAAAGAAAAAATCATAACTAATTAGAAGGATGAGTGTTCCCGAAATAACGATTGATGGAATCGTATTTAGCGCTGTATCCTACAAGCCTGAACTTAATGATGGGAGAGGACGAATTATATTTTCGTCTACAGTGGGTGAATCTAAACGCCTTAATATGGCATATCAATCAAAAAGTGAAGGAGGATTATGGAGATTATGTCTTGGAGGAGAACGTTTAGTAAAGGGGGCTGATTATACACAAGCATCCTTGATACATATTCAATTACAAGAATATTTTAATAAAGTTATTGAAATGACGAATGGTAAAATATTTGGTTTTGAATTTGAAGATACAAGTAAAAAAATTCATAGTCAATATTGTGAATATGTAACTGAAAGATTTGAAGGAGTTTATACAAAAGAACAGCATTTTTATAATGAAGTAAATGGCCATTTATCTGATATAAAATATTACGGTATAGAATTCACAAAACGTAAAATAGAAGAATACACATTAGAGCAAGAATTTTTTGATAAGTATAAGAGGGATATTCCTGTATGCGGTAATTCAGCTATAACCAGAGACATGTTAAACTTTATTTCTGACTTTATTGAAAGAAATTATAAATATCAATCGTTAGAACTCATTTATCCTGGATATAAATATGAATTACAAGAAGCAAGTCAGATATCAAAAAAAGAAGAATTAACAGAATTTGATGGTGATATATATGAATGTAATTTTGAAAATGGTAAGAAATTATGTTTTATAAAATTTAATGTTAAAATAAGTGAATTTGGAGGTGAAACTGTACTTGAAAAATCAGGATTTGCTCCCCTTACAATGCTACCTGCTGGTGCTACCATAACAAAGTTTGGCACATATTCGCAGTATATTAGTTTAGGAGCATATATATGTAAAATTTTTGATTATCAGATGCAATGTTCTGAGGAAAATACGCGAGGAAGACCTATGATTAATGGATACACCCTCGACTATCAAGGTCGTACTGTCGAGGCTAAAATTCCTAAATGTGATGTTGATATATATATCTATATTGCGGATAGATACTTATCTTTGTATCCATATAAATATTTTAAAATTCATGAGGATGGCTCTGTACATTATGATGAAGCGGCTGCTGCTGCGGCTCCTTCTGATGCGGCTCCTTCTGCGACTCCTTCTGATGCGGCTCCTGCTGCTGTGGTTGTGGCAGAAGGAAATGCAAGCAGTAGTGGCGGAGTGACAGCAGGTGGCGCAAGAAAAAAAGGCAGAAGACGAACTCACCGAAAAAAGCGTAATTTGCGTAAACGTACAAAAAGGCGCAATGTATAAATAAACCTATTTAAACTTATGTTTCATTTATTCTTAAATAGAATAAATGAATCATCCAGAATATTTTTATATTATCACAACGAATCTAGCAAGTTCAGGTGGAAAAAGCATTAATGAATTGAAATTTCAGAATGGAATTTCAATGACAGGAAAGAATTTATCCAAAACACCCACTCTTTATTATGTAAAGAGGGGATATTTCATTTGTAACCAAAATGTCTATAAAGAGGGAGATACATTTACATTTAATTCAGAACAAGAATATACCATAACATCTATGGATAATAGTATTCTTTTAGAATTTGAATCATCATTACCAGAAGTAATATATAAGACAACAAACAAACCAAAACTGTGGGTTCGAAAACCGATTGAATTACACCCCATAAGAGAATAGAATTGTCCGTAACTATTCCTTCTGGTGCTGGACTAAACTCCATAAATCCCTTGAAGTGACCGAACCATGGCTAACCATTTTTTCCAGGGTAAAAGCGAAATTCCGTTGAGTTGAATAGCGAGTTTCATCACAGGTTCTAACCGACGCCATAGCGTGGTAACCTTAATATCTTTGTATTTTACGAGGCCATCATATGAGAATAGAGGTTTTGATGTGCGTACATTCACTTCATTATGTAGGTCAAAGATCCAGCGTCGAAGCCATTCACCAACCTCGGAATAAGGCATGGTAAGAATAATATCAACATTATGTGTGGATATCCATACAGCATAATGGTCGCGACATTTATCGCAAGGTAACATATATGTAATACCTTTTAAGAGCGCAATCCATAGGCGTTTCTCATCATCTTGTAGGACTGGAGAGGTTTGTCTTCCGAATATTTCGGCGAGTCCGTGGAGAACAGTCCAGATAAGGGGCCCCCAATCGTCATTTTCGGGGTAGTTCTCAATGGGCTTTTTACACGCACACGGCATTTCCTTATATGATATGGAAATTTTTGTTTCAGAAATCTTAGCGCAACTCCAAGGTTTGTGGAATAGAAGAACCATTGCTCATAAAGTAGATATTCTTATAATATTGTGTTGACACATCAATTCCTCCGTGTAACCATCCATATACGGGTATTGTATCATTGAAGATTCTACCGAGATTTATAAATGGAGACATGTGCGTACAGACAATAACGCGTCGTGGATAACCCGTTCGTTTGTACCAGCAAAGACGTCCCTTGAGCCAATCACGATCTTCCCAGAACCATTCGGCAATATCAAGGGGTGTAACATCCTGTCCTTGTAATTTATAAACATCTTTATAGTCTTTTATAAGGGCTTTCTTGTTTAAATATATATCTGTATGTAGTGGGCAGCCAAGTAGAACAATGTCGGTGCCAGGGATACAAACTTCGGATTGTTCGAGAATACATAGTTTATCGCTGGCATACATTTTATCTAGAATTTCATAAAAGGGTTTGCCAGTTTGTGAAGAAAGATCGTAAGGGCTAGGAACCCAGAAAACTCTGTCCCAATGTTCACGAGTATATTTCAGAAAGTCTTGTGTTTTAGAATTTTCCCATTGACCGATATTGCCGAGTAGCAAAAGGTTCGGAGCAACAGGTTTCAGAATTCTAGAACACCTCGCTGTGTTCAGAAATAGATTACTTGTGTATTGGACTGACCAGTTCATTCTTATATTTATATGAATGAACCGGTTTAAATGTATTACACCTTTTCTTATAATTTAAACGCCACTGTAATTATCTATTAAGAATGAACTATCAGTCTTTCTTAAAAGATGGAACACTGTGTTGGACATTGACAAGTAATGGTTACAAGTACCTTACATGGAATTTCGTGAAACATTGGCAACAAGCATGCCCTTCTGTCCCGTTGCTCGTTATATGTGCTGACAGACAGAGTTATTCTTTCTTACAACGAGAGTCAATTCCGTGTCGTTTGGTGGAACAGGTAGTACAGGATTTCGGACCTCAGATTGTACCATTTGGATCGAGACAATTCTCAACTCTGAACCGTCTGAAACTGGACCTGTTATCGAAATTCACAAAAGATTCTGACGTAAAAACATGTATTTATATAGATGGAGATATCTGCGTCTATAAGAATTTCCTAGAAGATATACAGAAACGCCTTGATTCTTGCCCCGTACTATTTCAATGTGATGAAAAAGAAAGGGACTGTTCTTCGACAACTAATCCAGAGTTATTATGTTCAAATGTTTGTACAGGATTTGTTGTGTTTCGACATGGAATTCAAGATATTTTCAAAATCACGGATGAACAAGTCTGGAGGCAGAGACCAGAGGATCAAGTCTGGGTAAATCAAGTATTGGCTAGATCAAACATTTTATTTGAGAGTCTTCCACGTGAATTATATCCAAATGGAGCGAGAGTTTCTCTAACGAAGAGTTCGAAAGAATTGTCAGATGCTGCATTCCTACTTCATTATAATTATCGTGTAGGGGATATCAAGAAAGCAGATATGAAACGTTTTAAGGATTGGTTATTACCTTATTAATCTTTTAATAGATTTACGCCTTCTTTTAGTATTACGTTTACGTCTTCCACCCGCAGTTTCTGCGGAATTTCCCACCGCGGATGCTTGTCTTCTGAGGAGAACATGTGGATTAGTTCCAAGATAGTTTGATTTTGTCAACTTGCCTCTACATACTGGACGACAAGAAATATTATAAAGTTTTCCTGGGAATCTTTCCATCAAGGTTGACATATCAATAGAAAAATTAATTTTTATAGCAAGAATACTTCTATCTATTAATCCTGATTTTTCAGAAGTTGACAAGTTTGTTCTATCTAATTCACCTCCTGTAAAAACACTTTCCAATAATGTTCTAATATCTTCTTGTGTAGGATATAGCGATCCTTCATAATGTTTTAATATATAGTCTCTAAATTGTAAAGACTCATCATATGTAACATTATCTAAATTTGTACCTAATCTATAGAGGCCCGCTTTAACTCCTGGAGTGACAAAACATGTATTTTTAGAATTAACATATTGTCTCATATTTATATCCTTTGCAGATAAAGAATGAACATGCATATCAGATAATACTGTAGTATTGGGAAGATTTGGCACAACTTGTGTCGCAAACACCATATTCATCATTTTATTAGTATTTGTAGGATTATAACTTGATTTTATATCTTTTATGTACATTAATGGGTTTTTTAATTTTTCATTTGTTCCTTTGCCAAATTCATCATAAAATTTTAACCAACTTTCTCCTGTTGAGGTTTCTATTCCACATATTCCTTTAGTAATGTATTCACAATTTACAGGAACAGTTTTTATATCATCAATCATATCACAACCATGCCCTGAAATCAGATAAATAGAAGTTTCTGGATCATAAGGAATTACCGGGCGAGTTACCAATATACTTCTACCAGGACATTCTTCCTGAGTAGGATTACCAGCGTCATTATATACGCAAGCGCCACCTCGTTTTCCTCTTCTTGTTCTTCTTGGCATTGTTTCTATATTTAGTTTAGATAATTTTTAAAATTATATTTTAGATTGGGAACTCTTATATGGTATATGAAATACATTGATGTTAACACATCAATATTGGAACTTTAGTTCCAATGTATTTCTGAGTGAGTTTCGGAAAAGAAAATTTACAGAGTCCGATAAAGTGCGGAGAAAACTCTGAGTAAATT